TTTATATAATAAGGGAAAAAACAAAACTCCTGAGGAAGTTGCTGATGACATTTATACATTAGCTCATTCACATGTTGGGAAAGAAAATTATCTTTATCGTATATTTTTCTACGACTGTGTACCTTTTTCAAAAAGAGTTCATAATCCTATTTCTAAAAAATGTATTGTTTTTGAGAGAAGTCCTGAAGCTATATTTAGGAATAAAATATTTGAAGCCTTAAAACAAAAAAGAAAAGTTGCACTTAGACTAGGATATCTTAAGGATTCTGGCAATTGGCAAATAAGACCAAATAAAATAAAGGAATTATTATCTGGTTCATTGAAAATAGAGGACTTACAAGAAAGTGATGTTTATTACGAATTAAGGCAAAAAAGTATAGATATGAAGATAGGGGTAGATATTGCTTCTTTATCATTAAAGCATTTTGTTGATAGAATTGTACTTATATCTGGTGATGCTGATTTTGTTCCAGCATCTAAATTAGCGAGAAGGGAAGGCATTGATTTTATCTTGGATCCTATGATGGCTCATGTAGATAACTCTCTATTTGAGCATATTGACGGAATGAAGTCTCCCAAAATACCACCTAGAAGGAAACAAACTAAGTAATAGCGAGGACTAACCTCGCTACTTCTTTCCCTTTAATTTGCTAATAACCCAGTCCCGAAATTCATTTTGTATCTGGATAGCTTCTTTATCTGGTAAGTTCAAAGCTCCTCCTCCGGTTAAATGTCCCCATCCACGCAATAATAATATGTTTTCGTTATCTTTTTGTATGAACACATCGTTTGCATACGTTATATTTCCCAAATTCAGATGTGTATCTTCATTGCTTAGTGTATCACAAATATTCCTGATAAGTTCATTGTTTCTTGTAAGGATCATAAATGCCATAACACCATTAGATGAGAATATGTATGGTTCTGATATCCGGAATGGAGGTTTATAAATTTCAAGTGCTTTCATATTTATTCATTTAGTTTTTGAATCGTTTTTGTTGAGTATCTACAATCAGGTTTTTGATAACTTTTTTTCGTAAGATATTTCTCACTCACGTATCCTAATTTCATACCTCGGCTATAAGATGATGCATCAACATCATAGTACCACTCTTCATTATATCTGTATATATCTAGTATTTTTACAAGGAAACATGAACCAACACCATAATGTAGATATGCCTTTTGCCCAGCATGAAATTTAGGCAGATAAATAAGGTTATTCATTTAATTCCTCAATAAATTCACTCATGTACATATACTTCATCATCACACAGGATATGACATAGGTCTCCTTTTATTATTTTTGCTTTTCTCATATTCGAAAATGTTTCTAGCCTCTGCTTCTGTTATTGGTAATGTTTTCATCTCGTCGTTTCTTTCTAATCCTTTTAGGAATACGTAACCTATTTTAGAAGGAGAATAAACTCTCATAGAATCTATATGGGTTCCTAAATGTTGAACCCTGGATAATACCATCCATTGATCACTGGGGATACTCCCTCCATTTAACTTTTTAACAGCTTCATATATTTTAAGACAGTCTCTGGCATCCTCTGAATAGTCTGTCTCTAATTGCTTTAATAATCGGTCCTTTAGTTCGCTCATAGTCTTTAATTTTATTCATACCATACTACCCTAACAGTATCAATATAATCATCTTTCCCTGCACTCTCCATAGCTTCTTCCCTTGTATTGTAGATATGCCGGGTCGACACTATTCCAGCATTTCTATATATATTAACCCATCCTTCATGTTCTTCCGGAGGCATTACAAGGTCTATATTACGAATATTACCTCTCAAGTATTCACCTTTATCGGAAAAGGAATATGCAGCCTCATATATTGAGTTATCTGCATTTTCAACCAGGGCTATTATAGGATAATCACACAATGTTTTAGCATTAAAACAAATAATCCTTGCTTTGCGCCCATCTCTTGTGCATACGGGCTTACCTGCCTTGGCTGCTTCAAGGTCAAAAGGTTTATATTTCTCTTCCATAATTTTTTAAATAAGATCTTTTACTTCTTCTAGCATTTCTTTGAAATTAATATAGAACTTATCTCGGATTTCTGCTGATTGGAATGAAAATATCTTGTTTGAGATATTGTTGGTCGTTTTAATTAATTCTTCATTAACAGGATAAATTATGTGTTTTATTCCACTACTATTCCAATCAGGTTTCCAACCATTTCTATAAATATCTCTTAGATATAGCAACTTAGATAATGTTTCAAGCTTATTAGAATAGTTATGATGGAGACTTGCTAAATCTCTATCTTGCATATACTTACTTTCTACTTCACAGAATGATGTTGGTAACACTAGCTTACACATCGTCTTGATTTTGTCTTTATCTAATTGATATTGATTGCCATCTAGTGTTAGGATAATACTATCATATCTATCTAGATCGATATTCAGACTTGCTGTTGTATTTGTTACTTTACAATATTTACTCATACCATTCGATTTTAATTGTATCAATAAGTTTACTACTAAATGCTTTAATAGCATCTTCTGCTTCTTCTTTTGACTGGAAAATACCTCTTCCCATGTGTGGACGACCATCGCTTCCTATGACTATATTCACCTATCTTGATTTCTTTTCGGGGAGCATCATGAGGTCTAATTTGCTTTTGTTATATGCGTTTTGCCCATTTTTATCATAGTGATAAGCTGATTCAATACCATTCTCTTCAACAAGTGCTATTATAGGGCAAGGGTCTCCTTTTGCATCAAAACAAATAATCCTTGCTTTACGTCCGTCTCTTGTACAAACAGGTTTACCAGCTTTAGCTTGTTCAAGATTAAATGGTTTAAATTTGTTATTTTCTTTTGTTTCCATATTCTTTAGTGTTATTTTTCATTTACTATATAATTTTCGGCAATAAAATCTGAGAAACTACGCTTTATCTCTATTTCCGTTAAGTATCCTGATTTTGATAAGACTAGCATATCACACTCATGCCCGATATGAAATTTACTTCCCCATCCATTTACATTGAAAGCGACGATATTTCGGATAAAATTAAAGCTATCGGATTTGGCCAATGCGACCTCTATTTCATATAAACTTCTTTCTGTATTCATCATTGCTTTTACTACCTTATTGAATGTTTGTATATTTATAGCATTTTATCGGATGAAACTTACCGTCTATTTCGTCTCCTACATTGATAACTTTCCGCATGCTATCTGTTTGAACAGATAAAAAACGAGAAATCAAATCATCAAACATATATATATTTTTACCGTCTGAAACTTGATTTATGCCTTTCCTGAAATAAACAATACGATGAGATTTGTTTGAGACAGCATATACAAATACAGGTTTGCCTATCCCATCCGTATTTTGAAGTTCTTTATGCTGCTTAAAACATATATGTTCTACTATTTTCTTGAAATTATCTTCACTTTCATCATGTGATTCCATTTTAATCGTCCTGAATTTGACATACACTTTACTCCCTCTTTCTGTAAGGTCCACTTTGTCCATAATATCATGAACAAAAGGGATCTCGTGGATTAGAATTATATAAATTTTCATGTCTATGAAATAAAGATTGGTCTTTCATAAATTTGGCTCTATAAATTCAACATTGTATTTTTCACAGTAGTATTCAAAAGGTTTTTGACTGAAAGGGTATATGGTCATTGGGCCTATAAAATATCCGTCACAGTATGCTATTTCGTTATATTTCTTTTCTGCTGTTTTGCGTATTTTATGCTCAGTTCCATACCCTGATTTATGCAAGAAAAATACAGTTATTTTTTCTCCTTTATCAAGCAGCTCCTTGAGCCGCTTGTAGTCTTTACTAGTTTTGTTGGGGATCATGGTTGTTTGAACTTATTAATTTTAGAGAGGGGCATTACACCCCTCTAGGTTGAGTTATTGAATTGCTATTATATTCTATTTGTTTTGGATTTGTGGTCTTAGATTATATTTACTATCAATATCAGATAACATTTCCTTTAAATAATATGCTTGTTCTGCTGTTATTGTTAAATTCTTTTTCCCTGATTCAATCAGGATACTTTCCCCATTGTATGTAATTGAAATTTTACCCATATTTATATTGTTTGATTTATTTTCTGTCTGCTTTTTAAAACACAATCTTTTACCGCGTTTGAAGCAATAAAACTTGCTTTTGCACATTCATTGTTGCCTTGTAGATTATTGTTCTTAATATTTTCCGAAGCCAATTCTTCAGCAAATTTCACTGACATAAGTTCAAGCCGGGAAAGATTATCACGGATATTAGCTTTCTCCGGTAAGTTTTTCTTTTGTCTGATTACATCAGTTTTACCGCCAAATAAAGGGGAGTAAATCGCATTCGTACATTGCCGGAAACCATCATGTTTTACACCATGTTTTGCAAGAGTAGAAGTAAATGTATTGCGTACTACTTTCCCTTCAAAACGTTCTTGAATCCATTTTTCATCCTTACCTCTCTTTTTGTAGGCTTTAATGTACCGATCTGCTATAAGGTCAGGATTTTTTTCTTCTTCGATACGCTGGAAGAAAACCTCGTTTATTAGAATATGGAGTTTGGGATCCAACCATTTTGCATAAGCAAGTGCTAAATTTTTATGCGCCCATGTTCCTCCATCTGATTTCCCTCGCTTAGATTTCAAAACCCCCATTTTTGGGGTATTTAAAAAATTGCACACTGTATCAATAAGTTCAATTGTTGATTCACGGCGTTGCCATGTAGATGGGTCTTTTTTATTTGGGCTATTAGCCGCTTTCCATAAATCTGTCAGACTAAGCATGTCGCCGTCCGATCTGACATTACCCAAAATACTATTTTGAGTTTTGTCAAATAAAACTAATTCTTTCATGGTAAGTTATTTTGTAGTAAATGAATCAAGATAAAGCTGCGCGAGGCAAGCCCCGTGATAGTCGAGATTTGCCCGGTGTGTTTTATGGAACTCGGCGAACCTTTGGAAAGCACCATCGCTTAGGATAAAGTAATAGGCTCGATTCTTACACCGTTTTTCTTCCTCTTTCTTCTGCTTTTCCAGAATGTTCTGCCTTTTCTGTTCAGCCAGTTCCGTTTTTAATTCTTGATTTTCGGATTTAAGCGTCTTGATTTCACGCTCTAATTGCAGTAGTTTACCCTCGTTTCGTCGGGGTGGACGTTGAATAGATGCTACACTGATAGCAGCTTTCAAATTTTCACGATTCTTGGTCATTCGCGTATGAAATTTGAAATTAATAAAATAAAGAAAGCTACTCGCCTCCCTAATTCGACCAAGAATCAATTGTGTACAGTAAAGCACAGCAATCCGCAGGGATTTGAGTAGCTTATTTTTTTAGATAAGATACATCACATAACAGCATAAAAAAATGCTGCACTTTCAATTACACTAAAAGATTCTTGGTCTGAATCGAAAGCAAACATACGGCATTTTTCCGACAAATCAAAATCATTCTGCATAGGGATTATTTTTTAACGATTCAACACAAATAATCTTCATATATCACTTTCAGGCCATGTCCGCAATAAGGCAGGATTTTGTTTAGTAGTTCTTTATCCATTATTCTATTAATTTAAATTCAGGAATAATTTCTTATATTTGCCACACGCAAAGAGTTGCGCATATTGTTTTGTAATTGTTGTAGTTGAGTTTAGTACTTACCGAAAAGACCAAAATAAGAAATACAGATACTAAGCTCGTTGGACTACGTATATACGTGTCTGCGAGTTTATTTCTGTAAGGGTATTGGTCTACCTCGGTAAGAATAGATAAAGCAGACACGTTTTTTTTGTGGTGTCTGTTGTGGTGGAGTTGGCGCGGACGTCATCATTTGATGGCGTCCATTTTTATGTGATAAATTGATAATCAGGAATGATACTCATTACCCAAAACAACAGAATATCAAGACATTACTAATGTGATGGGTATGTGATAGCCATTATTTGAGTAGTGACGGATTGTCGTGGATATTGCCTATAATCTTGCAATTACCTTCAAACCAAGATGCAGTTTGTTGATCCGACAGAGGCATTGAAGGATTTGTGCCGCCCTGATATCCATGACCAAAAGCAAGAGGATTACATTCTGTAGCAAATCCTCCCGGTGTCTGGAATATCGTCAGGATTGTTCCAAAGTTATCTTTAAAAAAATCTCCAGTGAAAGCTTTGCGTCTGGCGTTGTCATATATTCCGATGAATTGTCCGACTGTTTCCGGATCTACTTCTATCTGTAAAGGGGTATTAAAAATAAACGATTTTACCCGGCCATTATCCAAATCCTCCATATAAAATCCTTCAACCCATTCACCGAAATTTTTATCAATAGGTTTCCCTCTAAATAATATTTCTCTATTCATAATTTTGTTTTTAAATACCGTTTCCTGACTCCTCCGTACTGTGTTCTTTTAATAATCACAGTACGGGATTTTTCATATTGTTTTTCTAGTTCTTTCATTTGTTTCAAAGCTTCTGTCGCCTTCTCCCTTTCATGTTTCTGGTTTTCGGAAGAATACCAATTCTGATCTATCGATCCATATTTGTCCATAGCACACACCAATAATTTTTAAATCTATTTTTTACACACTCCGTTGAACACCGTATCATCGATATCCATATCAAGCTGAGACGGGAATGTCTTGATGTAATTGAAGAATTTGAAAAGCTTTACATCATCGGTGCCACACCTGTCAATGATAAGCTTTAAGGTCTGATACAGCATATCCGAATCCTTACCGAAAAACTCCTGAGTTTCTTCGCTGCAATTCCGGACATATCTTTTCAGGTTCCGGCAATGGGAAAGAAGGAGGTTGAACTCGCGTTTAGCCTCGTGTTTAAATTCGCAGTTCTCACTTTTTAGCTTTTCATTAGCCTCGATAAAGCAACTTTCAATTATATCCACCAAGACGAAAGATAAGTTGCTTAGTATGTTTGCCTGACTTTTACTTGTTTTCATTCTTATGTTTTTTATTATATCTTCCCATTCCCATTATTTTTTATAAAACACATCCAAATTGTTTTCCCTTTTTTACCCGATGTATGACCGAATAATGGTTTTTCTTTAATAATAGTAAGAATCTTATTTATAGAAATTTGTTGTTCATTCCACTTAAATATTAGGATGCCATTGGGTTTAAGTACCCGCATACATTCCTCGAATCCACATCTAATATCATCTTCCCATGTCGGGAGTAATTTTCCATATTTTTTTGCAAGCCAAGAAGAATCTCCAAGTTTATTTAAATGCGGTGGGGCAAATAGTACGAGATAAAAAGAATTATTCGGGAAAGGCATATTTCTGAAATCACCTACGATATTAGGATTTATTTTTAATGTGCGCCCATCGCATAAAGTATGTTCTTCATTTCGAATATCCATAAACGTAGTCATAGAATTGTTTTTATCAAACCAGCACATACGGGAACCGCAACATGCGTCAAGTATTTTTTTCTTTTTCATGGATTAACTTATATTTAATCATAAACTTCATTACTTTTTTCTCGGCATTCTTCATGTTCAGAGCCTGAATGTAGAAAGCATTCGGATTGTATGTTGCTCTTGCGTTCTTGACTAGCCTCCCATTAATGTCTACCATGGCTTGCCTGCGGTCTATCTGAACAGGTTTCAAAACAAGCGTCTTAAAGTCAAATTCGTATAGTGTCATACCCCTCTTGAGGTTTATACTTCCGACTTTTTTGTATTCTTGTTTGATAGGAGCGACTATCTCATAGTCGGTTTTTAGTTTCTGTGGTTCTTCTTGTACGATTTTCATTTTTTCGGTAAATTTTCTTGATCAATCCTATTGAGACAGGCGTTTTCGCGTTCCAACTCCTTTATTTCCGCTCGTAGAGCATTGACGGTTTTGTTGTATCGTTCTCTCTCAAAACACGCAGGAGTATTTTCAGAACGACAGGTGCAGTGCTCGATACCCATTGCCGCCGTACCAATACAACCGGGTATAAGCACTTTTTCACCATTCTCTGTGTACGTGTAATGGCATTTCATTTTCTCAACGCTTTTTTAGCGATATATTCAATTTTGAATCTTTCAAAATCCACATCAAATTTCCCAGAGGTTCGCTTTTCCATTTCTGCAACCAACGGACGGTTATTCATTTCAGGACACGCGGTTTGCACACGCTCGTTTGCGTAAGATTCAATCCATCCATAAATTACATTACCGTCTATCCGGTCATAGATTTTTCCATACTTACCTCGCTTTGCGTTGTTGAAACATAGCTTAAAGTCCTCAATGTTGAAGTAATAGAAATCTTCAATTATAAGTTGGATGGTTTGTACGAGCTGCTCCTGTCCCATACTTTTCCCAACGTTGAAGAACTTTATCAGGTCTGTAAGAATAATTACAAGAATCGCCTGTAACGGTTGCTCTCCATATTCTTTCCGGAATACGGACAACGCCGGCGTTATACTTTTCAGTGCATCATCAACCGTCCGAGGGCGAAGTGCCGCGTAATACTGCTTCGGCAAGGTTTTCAAGATTATCAAGCTCTGCTCTCTTGTTTGCGGCATCATTCCCGGAGGAATTGCCGGTAGGTTTGGAGAAGCCGACCTGATCGCTTGGAGGTAGTTTTCTGTTTCCATAATCAAAAATTAATTCATCATTCCATGCCTTTTGATTCAGAAATGTTTCCGGATTTTTCCTGTACTTCTTATCAGGCTGACATTGCTTGTATTGTGGGATATAACTCATAGCTAATTCCCGCTCTGTGTCGGAAAGTTTTAGCCATTTTTTGATGAGTGAATCCTTTTTGCCTACCTTTTTGTCGTACAGTTCCCAAAAATCTTCAAAAGAATAGTTCGGCTCTTTTTCTTTTTTGGCGGAACTTTTTTCTTTTTCTTCTTGGTGGATTTTAGGATAATTATCATAAAACTGATTTCCTAAATCGTCATACACTTCCCCCGATGGGGGACTATAGGGGGTATTATATTCCCTATCCATTTCCCCTTCCCTTTCCCGTGGTGGGTACTCGGTGTGTACCCGTTGGGTCCCCATTGGGTGTTCGTAATTGTCTATTTCTTTGTAGCTTATTTCCTCTGGTATGATGAAATTCGGGTATCTGGCATCAAATTTTTGATGGCTACGGAATGTGCGGATAATGTAATAACTTTCGCTCTTATACGTAATAGGTATTAACATCCGGGCATTCACTAAGGCATCAATCCATTTTTGTACCTCTGAAACTCGCAAATCTTCATCATACGGGAATATAGCCGATTTAAGGAGTGCCGGGTTTCCCCTTATCACTCCCATGTCATCAGCTTGATTCCACATTCCAATATAGAACAATCGGCACGCCCTTGGTAGTCTGGCTATCTTTTCATCTTCCCAAAATGATGGTTTGATTGTTCTTATTCTTGCCATATTTATTTTTTGTATTCAGAATCTTTTACAATCGGGCTTCCCCAATTATCTTCTAGTTCGCATATATTTTCATCCGGTACTGCATCCACTTTTACAATCCGGGTGAATACATATAGTTTCCCACAAAGTGGGCATGCGTATGTTTTATAACCTCCATAACATTCTGCATTTATTTCTGGTATGCTTGAATCAAATAAATTATTACATCTTATACACTTCATGTTTTTTTATTTTGATTTAACTTTAGTAGATTTTCTACTTCCCCGATGGCTTTGAAAATCTGATAAACGAGTTGAGGTACCATGGAATTACCATAAGCTTTTATGGATTCTGCTCTCACCCAAGATGCTGTCCGTTCACATTCTTCGACAATCTTCTTAGTCGCCAATGCAATTTCATATGACAACTCTGGCATAATGTTTCCAAATTGCTGGGCGAATTGTTCTTTATATTTCTGTCCAAATGGTGAACTTGCAAATGTTCCGTACTTCCGCAAATAGCACAATACCCTTCCCGATGTTTCCTCGCTAAATTGTGATAAGCCGTTCTGTTCTTGTTCATATCGTCTATTCTCCGATGTGCGCTGCAAGACTTCGAGCAATAAATTCGGTTCTGGAATCTCGAATAATCCTCCAATCTGTTCCCGAACCTTCTTCTTTTGAAAGGCTTCCCACACACGGGGCAAGTCTTCTCTTCTAATATATTCTTTGATGGCATCATAAACTTCTGTTTTTATATATCGCACCACATTATTGGAAATCCCATCATATCTGAAACGAACAGGGGATTGAGATGGGAAGTTTTCCCAGCGTGATGAGCAATTAAATGATTCAATTGTGAATCCCTGGTTTTCCCGTCGTTGCGGTCTTTGGGCGTCCCTGGCTTCCAGTAACTCTTTATCGGTGTTGGCAGTAACTTCAAATTCATAAATTCCGTTTTCCCCTTGTTGCATACCTTCAGGCCTTGCGTTTGAACAGTTGGCAATAAACCAGATTCTGTCCCTTCTATGCGGCGCACCGACGGCACAAGCTGGTATAATAATCGGCTGGACGGAATAACCGATACTTTCGAGGTCGTTGCAGATTCTGTCAACAATAAATTGCTGACGCATTTCCGTCTCCAGGTAACTTTCTCCTTCGAGATCCGTGTAACTTTCCACTTTAATTTCATCACCGGGGAGTACCATGCTTGTGATTCCAGCAACGTTTTCACCAATAAACCAATTGGGTCGGATTTCGTCAACTCCCCTAAGCACTTCCGGCCAGAGGTAGCGGTCATCTTCCGCTCCTTTTCTTGATCCAGCACAGGAGAATGGCTGGCAGTTGTGGACTGCGATTCCGTAAACATTGTATGAATGTTCTTCATTTACAGATAGATTAAAAACTTCGTTTGATTCTTTTTCTCTTCTTATAGATTTTATATTGCACCACACAAATCCATCCTCGTAGAAACCATATTTTTCACAGTTGGATATGGTAACGCAATATTGCGGCCTCTCGTTGACCTCCCGCCCCTCAATGGCACAAACCCTGTTGCATATTTTGCGGCTTATGCTTACGGGGCACAAATACACGTCACGCGCGATTTGCGCCATGTCAAGAGCCAGCCGCTCGCTGACGGTTGTGACACATTGCGCTCCGTTGGGTTTCTTATATCCATCGGCAAACCAGCCGTCCAATAACGCCTTCTTCCTGCTACGATCGAGCATGAAACATTGTGGCGTAAGGTGTTTCCCGTGTGCGTATTTGCCGAAATCCTGCAAGAACTCGCACAACTTTTTGTCGCAGATGATACATTTGAATGTTGTCCTTTCCTCGGAAAGCGTGTATTTGAATCCTGCTTTTTGGATGATATGGTGTAAGCGCGCTATATGCTTCTTTCCGCAACAGATAATGGCCTTATGGTTGCAGCAGTTTTTCCTTCCTTTCCGCTTTCCGATGTCCGTCCATCCGTCCGCTATCCATGCTCCGACAAGTTTCCAGAATGCGGTGGTAAAAGACGTATCGCTACCTTCATGTATGGGGTAACCTACCTTGTCACCCTTTGCAAGTTCGGAGGCTTTTACATATTTCGCTTCCCCATAGACCGTTTTTATAGTCCCATTTTCATAGTATCTTCGCTTGCTCCTAGCGTAAAAAGGATGGTTGGGGGTGCATTTCAGTTCTTTATACATGCCTTGCGCTCTCAGATAGATAATTTCGTTCGCCGTATGGCGCATTGTGCATTCCACGGGATGATAACTTCTGTCTGTAGTCAGTACTTCATCCCCAATCCGGACTTCATCTATCGGCAGGAAGCCTCGTTTTGTCAGCACAGGTGTGCCGGCCACAAAACAAGGGACCCCTGCCGTGATGACATTAACTCTTCCCCGCCATTCTGAGAAATCTGTTCCGAATATGTTTTCATAATGTTTTATATGAGGATAATAATATTTAAGTACTTGATGGCAGAATGGATCTATTTCACAAGAAAATGCATTCCGCCATCCCATCCACATGGCCGCTAATTCACATGCTCCTATGCCAGTGCAGAAAGAAGCATGCACATATTCTTTTTGTATCATTATAGTTTATCTATTTCGTTTCGTTGGCACTCGATAAAGTACCGGTACTTGTTAACCGTCTCCATGAGTTTAATGTTTGACTTTTCCAATTCCTGATTTCGGGCTTTGAGTTTTTCGCATTCGTCAAATTTTGCATCATAGGACCTGGAAAGCATGTTGAACTGATGGATACTTACAACTTTATCGGATTCTTGCTTTTTGTCTTGGTATTGGAGTTGTTTTTCTACTTCTTCAGCAATACCGGAGTAGTCTCCTAATAAGGATGTGATAATTAGTGCTATCATGATTTTTTTATTTAATTTTTTATACAAAATCCGCCTCTTTTACAAATATCCCGTTGATAAGTTTACCCTTCCGGTCTTTGATTTCGTTGTATGCATATTCAACGCATTCACTGAAATCAATACCCAGTTGTTTTGATATACAGATGAGAGTGACAACCGTATCCCCGATGCTGTCTGTCTGTTTTTCCCTATCGCCTTTGTTTATTGCCCGGGCCAGTTCTCCGAGTTCTTCAACTGTTTTACACATCTGTACTTTTGGATCCTGGGTATGCAGGTTTCTGTCGACAACCCATTGCTCAATTTTTTTAATAGTATTTTCAATCATGTTTTTTTATAATTTACACATTCAATTTTTCTGTCCACGCAGTTTTCATGCGGCACCACTGAAAACGGGCAATCAACCAATCCGGATTTCCACGGTTGGTAGTAGATACATTTCCGGCAGTCGGAATAGTTTGTTGACAGACGGGAAATGATCGGTTTTGGTTGTTTGGGTTTCGGGGTGCGGGGCATATATTTTATTATTAAAAAGGACAGATACTACAAAACAGTTAACTTTGTAGCGGATTTTAGCCCGTACCGCAGCGAGATATGGCAAGGCTCAAAGCGGGCCGGGGAGTAAACCTCCTTTTTGTTTAACTTAAAAAGTAACATCATGGCTAAAATCCAAGTTCGGGTTAGAACCCAAGTACGTACTACTGTAAGAACAACTGTAAGAGTACGGAAATAGTTCTAACCATGGGTGGGTGTTAACGGCATCCACCCTTAACTTTATCTGTCCTTTTATATTCATGCTGATTCTTTATTAAAGAGGAATTTATGCTACTAATCCGTTTTGCCTTGATAGGTTTGAAATAATTGCGTACATTTTATCCAATGCGCCTACACGTTCAGCTACATCAATAAGACTCTCATTTTTCTTTCTGGCGTAGGAACGCAGTGCAATATGATAATTGTAATAAAGGGTTTGGTAAATATGGTCCCACACATTCTTTTGAGGGACATTGAAGTGCATGGAATATTTGTTTACCAAAGCACGGACTTTATCTCTCATGCTTAATTCAGGAACAGCATCAGTAGAAAGAGGGAGTGATAACATGTCTTTCTGCGCTTCTTTCCGAATAGCTAATACCTCATTAACTTTCTGCTCAACGGTTGACAATCTCTTTTCATGTTCTACCATGATCTGACATTGTTTAAGAAGCATTTCAGCCGGGGAAAGATTGCTTTGTTCTGTTCGCTTTTCTATTTCTAATTGTTCCCAACGTAAAACCAATTTAGCCCTTGCTTCGTCATTGAATTTTGTTGCGACATATAAACATTCGGTTTTTGTCAGATAATAGCATGGTCTATCTTGCTTATTAGCATCTTTATACGTGCCCAGCGCAAAATTGCGCCCGGCTATTTTTAACCAAGATTCTTCCATGTTTCGAATTGAACGCATGACATCTTTGTGTTCTCTTTCGGTAATCTGTGCAATTTCTAACGATGACATTCTACCATCTGCACACATAGTGACTTTGCGAGGAAATTTCTTTAGTTCCCTTATCTTGTCGAGGATATATTTTATTTCACTGGAGTTCGTAAAGAATTTTCGCGCATTATCATCGGAATCTTCTATGTCGAATTTGATTTTCACAAGGTATCTTTCCTTTCCATACCTTGTTTTGAGATTGCCGATAAAGTCGATAACCCAGAATGACTTGTTTAAAAGTTTTTGCTGGGTTATCTCTTCACAATGGAAATATTTCCTGTCTTCATCGGGCTGAATATTCAGAAATCCCAGGCTTCCATCATCATTATTTTCCATTATCCAAAATAATCGTTATATAAATCTTCAAATTTTTTTCCGATGTATTCTGCATCATCAGATGTACCGCAGCAAAGCCGAGAGCCGGCGTACGTGATCGTAGACGTGTAGTCCGTATCGTAGTAACGAAAACCGGAGGAACGCCAAACAAAATACGGATAATATTTATACTGGCTTGAATTGGAGTAATCTGCTTTCCAATCGTTGTTCATTTTATTTGCAGCTTTGAAGATTGTTTTCAATTTCATGAATGCGATTTCCGACTTTCCGAGTCCACAGTCCATTAAATGCTGTTCGTCAATCGGCTTTTCTCCTATGATTTCACAAGCATCATAGTATGTCTTTACTGCGTCTTGAAAGTTTTTCAGAAATGTTGTCTTCCCGAAGTTCGATTCAAGTACTTCTTTGAAGTTTTCGGATGCTTCAAAGTAGAGTTTCTTTGCTTGTTCTTCCGTTATCTCTAATGTCTTCTTCATGTTTTTTCTTTTAAAGAATGAGTAAATATTCACGATATAGTTTTTTGAATTGTTCTGCGGCGTATTCGGCTAATTCTCTATTCTTAAAGCAAAGCCGAGAGCCGGTGCTCGTGCGCGTAAACGAGTAGTACGTATCGTGGTAACGAAAACCGGAGGAACGCTGGTCTTCTCCTTTTTCAACGTAAAACCAGTTGTAATACTTACATTCATCCCATCCTTTTTCAACGTAAAACCAGTTGTAATACTTACATTCATCCCAATTTGACCAATCTGGTTCCCAACCTTCATTCAATGCTCTGATAATAATTGTAAGCTTGTAGAATGCGATAATTGATTTCCTATCTTTCTCCGGAAGCATATCTACAACCGGCAGGTCGTTAGGGTTAAGTCTGAGATGCTTGCAAGCATCCTCGAAGGATTTAATTTTGTCTGTGATTTTTTCCATGATATTATAGTTTTAGTGTTATTGTTGTGGTTTTAAATTGTCCGGTATGCGTTCTTTGTCGTCCGGTATGTAGGGGATCACTTCTACAAACTTCGTATCTTCGATTTTTACTATCTCATAGGGTATTACAAATGTTGACAGTGATTTTTCGAGGTTATCCAATGCCCGGTTGATGTTTGATGCGGCAACTAGATAATGAATTGAGGATTCTTTCTCTTTGCCGAAGTTATCGCTATCGGTTATTTTAACTGTTGCTTTGTAGAGTCGGTCATCGTTTTCGTCATTTGATTCAATGTATTCTGTTATTTTTGACCGTTTCAGGGATTGAATGAGGTAATCCCCCTGAACTATTTCGGATAACTGCCTGCAACTCCTTTCTTCTGTTTCCGAAAAGCTCATTGCATCTATGAGGTATAATTCAGTCACTTTCTTTGCTTTGCCATCCTCATTTACTTTTTCGTATTTTACTGTGGATTCAAAATAGGTTGCTGTCATAATTTTAATGTTTCAATTTTTCAAGTTTCTTAACCAGTATCCCCGCCTTCCTTTGTCTTTCCCTCCCTTTTACATCCGAAAAAGAAACCGGGCTATCTTGTATCTCTTTGAGATGCCTGATTAGTCCGGCTTTATCCTTAAATAGAAAGGAAAGGATTTGAGCAGAAAGGGTAGATGGGATTTTCATGGAAAACTAAATTGTGATTGATGATCATGTTTGTGGTGGCATTCCCGGCACCTGATTGTAATGTTATTTACATCCCAGGCTAATTCCGATTGGCCTCTTTTTTGACATTCACTTACTGGAATATCGTGTGAACAATCAAGTGGAATACCTGCAGCCTCATTTCTATGACATTCCTCACAGAAAAGATAGCCATATTTTTCAATCATCTGGGCTATCTTCTTTTCTTTGGCTGCTCTAATCCGGCGGTCTATGACCGATTTAAGAACATATTCGCCGGAGCTGGTCATGTATGAGTTCATCAAAAATTAATAAGGTTCTTTTCAAATTCTTCAACTGAAATGTTTTTGAGGAAGTATTTAAATAATACGTCCTTTACACGTTCGTATAGGTTTTGAAATTCGTCTTCGTCCATTTTATCGAAAGCAATAGACTTCGGAACTTCAATCCATTCTTTCCGGGCAATCGAGTATACAGGTTCACACCATCCAGCAGCTACTTCAACGGTCTTGCGGAATAACTCGATGTTGTGTTTGAAATGCTCAATAACTCTTTCGTTCTGATATTCCCAAGCGCAATTGATTAAACCGAAATACTTCCGATGGAATTGAAGGTTTCTCTGTAGCCTGATAGTGGCCTCATAGACTTCACCGATTTTCAGTTTTTTCTTTTCATCATAATCAGAGTCGTACAAAGGTTTGAGACCGGAAACGGTGTTGAGGAGTTTTATTTTCATATTATCCTTTAATTCTTCCTATAAAAGCTAAGTAAAAAACTTCGTCAGCTTCTGCTAGTATTGCGAACTCCAACATTGCATCTTTATCTGAGATATCGTTTGTTCTCAAAATAAGATATTTCCCGTTTTGTATTGTTTCTCCATCAACGAAATTAGAGATATCACATAATTCCATTTCAAAGAATTTATCTAAACTCTTTAAAATATGATTGCTTAGATATTCTTGGCTTAAGGAAGATGCTATTTTGTCCTGATTCCTGAGGTAGTATTTCATATTAAAAAGTGAGTTGGTCGTCTTTTCCTTGATTTTGCTGATATTGACTGATACTATTTGTTTTTATGCGCACTGAATAGCGATAAGTTCATCCATCACCTTTTCTTTGTACTCATTTGCTTTTGATAGCTTTTCAAGGCATTTTTTTATGAGTTCTTCGTCACGATCAATACGCAATACTTTTAATGCAAAAAGTGCATTCTGACAACGAGGATCGTAACTAATAAAGTCACACCATTTGCGGCCGGTTGCAATGAAATTGCCTTGAATCTGTACGTAGTATTCAAAGTGTTCTTGTTTCAAATCTTCCTGTGTTTTCATCCGAAGGTGTTTGACATGTACAGAGGTATTAAAAGGGCATTTTATTTCGATAATCCCGTCTTCACCAACCAATCCATCCGGACTACCTCCGAAATACTTGTTGTATTCGTAAAATCCACAATCGGAAACTTGTACATTCTTTGATTTCTCATACACATGTCTTGCCGGTATTTCCAAATCTTTCCCCCATTGTGTCTCCTTTGAAGAAAATTCTTTGTAATCAAGGCATGTCCCGTTTGTTATATATTCTGAAATCTTGTCATATACATAGGTCTTTGCCGATTCGGAAAGTTCTCCGGCTTCTTTCTTTGCCTTCTCACGAGGCTCGGAGAGTAGTTTGTATAGCTCCGAGCTTGTGAAATGGAACAATCTGTCCTGATACCATTCAGGATTATTTTGCAGGCTGTTCTTCTGTACTTCCATTGCTAAATAAATCTTTAGGTCTAAGTTCACTAATTAATTTATCCGATTGTTCCTTCGTAATTTGTCCTTTTAGTAATGCTGCTTTCACATCGGATTCTGTTTTCAGTGTTGCAGGGTCAAATTCTTCTGCCTTTTCAGCTTCAAATTTATTGCCGAAAGTTTCTTTTACAGAGGTCGTACCCTCTTTTATAGCATTAGCCAGACTACGAAGGTATAAGATGTTCTCTTTGTCAATTTGTTCTATACTTTTTACTTCGATGTGTTCAAGAAGTTGTTCTTGTGTTACTCCAATTTTCTGAAAGTAGTCGATCATTCGCTGCCTGCTTGTTTCAATATCAATACTTTGTCCTAAAGCAACCTGTCTGACGTTTGCAATTACTTTTTTTGTAACAGCTTTCGGGATAACTTTAAAAACTGCATTACGGAAAGCGATTGCAGAGGCAGCATTGCCGGTTACCACTTGCATATCTTCGGAGAATGTTTTACCATACTTATCAGTAATCCGCCTTTTTACCTCCACAGATGCCGCAAAATTTGTTTCAAGATCATGACAAATACCCATTGCGGTAATTGTTTTACCGTCATTTCCGATGATTCGGGTTTGTACCCGGATATTTCCCCATGCTCCAGCTACAATTTCGGCCATTCTTACGGATAAACCTTCAATAACTGCTGCATCATTACCTTTGCCTCGGCGAAGTGCATAAAAACAATCTTCTGCCGTTTCAGTATCCATTGTTGCATACGTTTCAATCGTAGATAACACCTTGTGTATGTCACGCGGGTATTGTTTTGCTGTTGAAATCTGGATGTCTACTTCCGCCTTGTTTATTGCTTGTAGCATCTCTGCTTGATTGATTTGAATTATTTCCATACTTTTGCTTTGTTGTTTGAAATGTGACGGGTAAGAGGAATCGAACCTCTTTCTGAGTACTCCAGTACAACCCGTTGCTGGCTTAATGCACCTTTGACATGCGACTTTCGCCACTACCGGAGTATTGCCCGGCAGTTCACCAGCCCACAGCCGACAAAACTGTGTGTTTGTTATTGTCTGTCAACATGTCAAAGAGCTTGGAGTTACTTTTGAGCCTACTGTCCGGTTCGAACGGATGACCTTCGGAGTACAAAACCGATGCTCTACCAACTGAGCTAAGTAGGCGGGTTGCCCGTCTTCCCGGGCTGCCAGTTATTTTTTCTTTTTGTCTTCCTCTTTTAATTCAACCTCTGATTCCAAATCGTCTTTGATTGCCTTCACGGCTTCAATTGTTTCTTTTGCCCGGCGGATGATGTCTTTTTGCTCCAACATCTGATTGATTGTTGTCGTGTAGTTGACTTCCTTTTCTCCCAATTTTTTACAAAGTTCCTCGTATCGGATTTCGGCTTCCGTCATTTGTCTTTCTGCGTCATCGCTCGCGGATTCTAAAGAACGTTTAACATCTCTTTCCCTCAGATCGAATAATCTGTCGATAAAATTAGCTCCGGATAAAATTGCTTTCAGTTTTTTCATGATTCCACTTTTAAGGTTAAAAATTTATGTTCGCCTATTAGGTCTATAGAATGTGTTTTTTTATTCGATTCTGTCATGGAGAATGTCCCAGAAAAATAAGCTTGTGGAAATCCTCTTAGTTCCCCATACATTCCTACATTATTATCTTCAAGCATATCATCGTACCAATTCCAAAATCCTCCATCTATATCTATTCTATAATAATCAAAACCTTGGGATACAATAACAGCCGCTCTCCCACAATATATGTCCATGGATCCATGTGGATTTCGATATTTAGAATGTACAAACTCTTCTTTTGGTTTAATTATTACTTTGTCTCCTACTTTGTATTTCATTTTTGTTAAAATTTAAATTCTGAGGTCGGTGCGGGATTCGAACCCGCGTACCCAGTTTTGCGGACTGGCTCCTGACCACTCGGACAACCGACCCTTTGCCGGAGCAACCTATATATATGGCCACAGTTACAATTGGCTGCCCCGGACTGATTAATTGTTGTTTATAATAGCACTCTGAGCCTTTACAAGTTCCTTATATCTCGATAATTCCTGTTTCAGTGTCTCACATTCCTGAAAGTATCTGTTCCAGGATGTATTTGCAGCATCGAGCTGCTTTTTTAAGTTTTCAATTTCTTTATCCTTTTTGTCACTTACATTTACATTTGCATTGTCGTTCATAACTTTTCCCTTTTAAAATTTTGCCTTTCGTGCTATCTCCCGACAGGACTAGGGCTACAATGTACTTTATATGTCACTTAAAAAAGGTCCGGTGTGAATGGAGATATTGTGGTGTAAAGAAAAGAATGTCACCGGACCAAAGAACTCACGGCTTTACAGTGTCGCATCTGCCCCTTACTTCCACCCGGGGCGGTGTTAGGTTTACTTTGTTTAAGCCGGACCAAACCTTGCTAAATTCCTCCGCCATTACGTATCTTTAGTGTCCCAACTTCTATAACTTCGGTATGGTTTTACCTGCTTCTTCTCCGGCCACATCGCCCAACCCAAAATACCGGACATTATTGCGAAAGGAAGATATGGTACTGCCCTCCGTAAATACTGCATCCTAATATTCCAAGGGCAAGAAGAAAGGCTAATATTGAAAAAGTTCTCATAGTTTATCAATTATTTTATATGCTTCAATGACTTCCCGGGTTTTTACCCGCCATTTCTGATTCCCATTTCCCTTATCAGGATTAATCAACTTCATTTTGATTGCTTGCTCCAGTTTTTTCCGACTGCCCAAATGCCTAATTGCTTCATTCCGGCTAATATATTCCCCGTAAGTTTCGGCAACGGCTTCCTTGACAACGCTCTTGGTGAAATCAATAAATTCAGCCATCGACATTTCGATACGATCGGTATTTCGGAGGATCAGGTTCATAATTATTTTAATCTTATTACATTTATCCCGTCTATAACACCCGCACTCGTTGCTTTATAAGAATATCCATCCCGATTAAGAAACCTTACTATTTTTCTTACGTGCATCTCTGTATATTCCCGGAATGGGACAAAAAGACACATTCCAGCCTGCATATCTA